TATTTTCAACTAAAGAAATTAAGGAACTAAAGAAATGGACGAAGATAAAATAAATCCTAACCATTATAAACAAGGTAACATTGAGGTCATAGATTTTATCTTAGACCAAGATATGGACTACCTAACTGCCTCAATAACTAAATACATCTGCAGGTGGAGATTTAAAAACGGTTTAGAAGACCTAAAGAAAGCTCGTTGGTTCTTAGATAAACTTATAGAACACGAGGGAGGGCAGTATGGCTCTAACTCTTAATGAACTTAAAGAACGAATAGTCCAAGAAGCTATAGACCCTTGCACTATGTGTGAGATACTCGACATAACAACTGAAGAGTTGCTACACGAGTTTGAAGATAAACTGATAGATAAACGAGAGGAGTTTGACGATAATGATGATGATACCTACTGAAAACTTTATCTTTCTTATATTAGTATTGCTTACAATGGGAGGATTCTTATTGTGGAGACACGGTACTAAATGTTATGATAGAGGGATAACTGATGCTGTTCAGATGCACAGAAACGGAAGACTAAAATATAATACTTACTTAGATGACAATGGTAGCAAGATGATAAACATTGAAATCGACCCACTAGAAGGAGATGAATAAATTGAATAAATTACCAAATGATTACCAAAACTTTATTGCACTTAGCAGGTACGCAAGGTGGCTACCTGAGAAGAAGCGGAGAGAGACTTGGGAGGAGACCGTAGCTAGGTACTTCGACTTTATGGAAGAGCACCTAAAAGAAAATACAAACCAAGAGTTAGTGCCTAAGACTAGGAAGATACTTGAGGAAGCAGTATGTAACTTAGAAGTTATGCCTAGTATGAGAGCTCTTATGACTGCAGGTCCTGCCCTAGCTAAGAATAATATAGCAGGGTACAACTGTGCTTATCTTAGTGTAGACCATCCTAAAGCATTTGATGAGTGTCTATTTATATTGATGCACGGTACTGGTGTAGGGTTCAGCGTAGAGAGACAACACGTCAATAAACTACCTGAAGTGCCTACAGATATGATAGATGTTGATGATGTTATTGTCGTACAAGATAGCAAAGAAGGATGGCAATCTGCGTTCCGTAAACTAATCACTTATTTATATGACGGTGAAATGCCTAAGTGGGACTTCTCTAAGGTGAGACCTAAAGGTGCTAGACTACAGACGTTTGGTGGTAGAGCTAGTGGTCCTGAGCCTCTACTTGATTTGTTTAACTTTGCTACCAACATCTTTAAAGAAGCAGGTGGTCGTAAGCTGACTAGCTATGAGTGTCACCGTATGATGTGTAAGGTTGCAGAGGTTGTAGTTGTAGGCGGTGTACGCAGGTCAGCCCTTATCTCTTTATCTAACTTAACTGATGAGCGTATGCGTAATGCTAAGAGTGGTCAATGGTGGTCAGACACACCTGAGATGGCACTTAGTAATAATAGTGTATGCTATACAGAGAAGCCTGACATTGGCATCTTTATGAAAGAATGGACGTCTTTGTATGAGTCTAAGTCAGGAGAGCGTGGTATCTTTAACAGGGAAGCCGCTATCAAACAAGTAGCGTCTATTGGTAGACGTGATACAGACCACGACTTTGGTTGTAATCCTTGTAGTGAAATTATACTGAGAGACGGACAGTTCTGTAATCTAACTGAGGTTGTAGTCAGAGCAGAAGACACGCAGAAGGATATACTCCGTAAGGTTAGACTAGCTAGTATATTAGGTACATTCCAAGCATCACTAACTAACATCAAACGCTTACGTCCTAAGTGGGTACACAATACAGAAGAGGAAGCACTACTTGGTGTATCTCTTACAGGTATTATGGATAATGCTTTTATGAACGGCAGTAGTGATGATAGTAGGGGTTATTACGGTAAGAGAAGTCTAGCTGATTTCTTAGTAGACCTTAGAAAAGAATCTGTTAAGACTAATAAAGAATGGTCAGAGCTACTAGGAATCCAACAAGCTACTGCTACTACTGCTATTAAACCTAGTGGTACAGTCAGTCAGTTAGTTGATAGTGCTAGTGGTATACATACTAGACATAGTGATTATTATATCCGTAGGGTTAGAGCAGACGCTAAAGACCCTATAGCACAACTTATGGAAGACCAAGGTATTCCTTGTGAGCCTGATGTTATGAAACCTAATAGTGTTAAGGTATTCTCGTTTCCTATGAAAGCTCCTGATGGTGCTGTAACTAGAAACGAAAGGACTGCTATAGAACAGCTAGAGTTATGGCTTAAGTATCAGAGACATTACTGTGAGCACAAGCCTAGTGTTACTATTAGTGTTAGAGAACACGAGTGGATGGAAGTAGGTGCGTGGGTGTACAAACACTTTGATGAAGTGTCAGGTGTTAGTTTCCTACCACACTCAGACCACACATATCAGCAAGCACCTTATGAAGACTGTGATAAGAAGACGTATACATCACTAGCTAAGAAGATGCCAAAGGAAGTCAACTGGGATTTGATTAGCGAGTATGAACTTACAGATTCTACAGTAGGTTCTAAGACACTAGCCTGTACTGGTAGTGTATGTGAGCTTGTTGATTTAGTAGAAGAAGAAAGGGATATAGAATGAAGTATGTATTGATAGTTCTATTGTTATCGGGATGTGCTACACTTGAAGAAAAGATGCAACAGCTTCAATGTAGTGCTCCAGTAGATTCAACTATGTGCATAGGATGGCAGAGTTGATTGGGTGGCTTGTATAGCCGATGTTTTACATTTAATATAGGAGTAAAATATGTTAGAGAAAGTAAAGAACGGTGCTGATGGTGCGATTGACGTTGGTATCAAATTAATTAGCTTATCAATTATATTGCAGATTATCTTCGGTCCGAAGGTAGCCTTCCTTACAGGAGATGTAATTGGTTCTATTTTAGGTATA